TTTTTGAAAGCAAATCTTTAAAAAGAGAAAGACCTACCTGGAATTTCATTTCTTCACCTTCATATTTCACAGGCTGTTTTTCTTCATACCATCCTGATTCTTTTTGTGTTCTAACAGTAATAGATTTATTTGTCAAAGTTATGACAGACATCTGGGAATCATCCACTTTTGCCATGATCAACGCCCTATCTAAAACACTTCCCATTTCTTTTGGAAGTTGTATAATATTAGGATCATCCATTTGAATGACGGTATCAATCAAAGAATCTTTGTAATATTCTTCTTCAGTACAACAGATTCCTAATTGAACATTTTTATTACCTAGAAATAACCAACCATTCATTAAACAAGCCCTTTTGATTTTAATAGATGATACAGCTAATAAAGCTCTTGAAGGGACAAGAATAGTTTTTAAACCTGTATCAATAGTTATTCTAAGAAAACGAAGCTTATCAGTAGCTTGTACTTTATCAGGTGAAATTTGAACATGACTAACTCTATAATCTTCAACACCTGATGGACAAATCTTTGCAGCCATTACAAGAGCTTCCAATAAACCCTCTTTTATTTTTCTCATTTTTTTAGGTGTAGGAATATCATTTGTTGGTAAAAGTATTTCATTTTGAATAATAAGTCCTGCACGTTTTTTCTTGCCTGTAACAACTAATTGCTCTTTTTTTATTTCTAAAGTTAATTCTTCATCTGGGAGTTTAGCGATTAACTGGATAAGATCATGTGCCTGTACAGCAAAATCTCCTAATGTATTTTGAAATTTTGCCTTTGCAAATATTTCTCCATTAAATGCTGTAATTGAATCTTCACGAAAAATGAAACAATGAGACTGTTCAAGCACCTCCATTTTATGAGTAGCACATACCACAGTATTCAACACATTTAAAAACTCTTGTCTTTTTATTTTCATTACTTTATTCCTTTAATAAGATAAAATTGTTCGCCTTTTTCTTTATTTTTATTTAAACCACTTGTATTTGATAACCTGTTTCTCAACTTTTTCATTTTAAATTTATCTTCTAATGGAGAAACAAGATCATAACATCTTTTGTTTATATTCAATATAAATCCATTCTTTACGTGTTTGATAGTCTTATGCACCATAGGAAAATAAAAACCATCAAGCCATTTTTCAAATGTGTTATAACGTACATATGAATTTGTTTCTTCTTTTGAATAGTATTCTGTATCATAATATGGAGGACTCGTTAAAGCCATATCATATTGTTCTTTTAATTTACTATCTTCAAAAGGTAATTTCTCAATATAAAAATCAAATCCAGTATTGAATTTTTTTAACCACTCTCCTAGTTTCAAAAGTCCTTCATATGTTTTTGTAGATGGTTCAAAGCCATGATAAAATGCTCCTATGCTTGCAGCTCCGATCATTCTTCCACCCCACCCTGCACATTGGTCTAATATTTTTTTAGCATGAAATTCTCTATACAACTTTTGAGCTGCATATGGAGGAAACTCATTTACAAACTGTATATCTTGGGCACCCATTTGTAATATTTGATATAATAATTTATTAGTTTCATATTTGTTAAAATGCTTAGTTAATCTAATGATTCCCTTTGAGAAGTTATTCTTATTTGTTTTAAGAGCTTTAACAATTGAAATGTCTTTTATCGTTGGAGTATTCAATCTATGTGGATTAAACAACATAGATATTTTCTGACCCCTTCTCTTTCCTTTACATAGTTTAATAAAATCTACAATGGCTTCAAATTCTGAATACAATATACGAACTAACTTTTTTGATGTTATCTCAGAGAAAACAGAAACAAAAATTTCATTCATTACTTTTTCATCAATTTTTATTTTCTCTATAGTCTTTTCACCAAATAAATTTTTCATTTTTAACCTTTATATAAATTTAGAATGATATGGTGTGCTTTTAAACACACCATATCAATACAACATTATGGAAATTTAATTTATTTTTATAGAGTTACCTTTTTTGGTAAGAATACCAAACTGTTCAAGAGCGGTGATTAGTCTTTTGCAATGACAAGCTGATTCATTTAAGTTGTCTTTACTACCCAACTTTACAGCTTCTTTATTTGCTTCAATTATAAAAGTCTCCATCTTGTGATTCTTCTTCTTCTTCAACATGGTACATCCAGCAATAACACGAATATTACCTTTTCTTTCTGTCTTCTTCTTTTCCACAGGATCTTTTTTTTCTTTCTTTTCTTTTTCCTTTTTAACAGGGGCTTTTTTCTTTTCTTTTTTTACTGGGACAGATTCTTCAACCACACCCTCTTCTTCATTTTCAAAATTATCATCATCTTCTTTTATCTCATTAAGTTCATTCACAGGTAAATCCATACCACCATCTTCATCCTCTTCTTCATCTTCAGCTTCCAGTTCAAAACCCATTTCTTCCAATACTGCAACTTCATCATCAGTCAATTCCACATCTTCTGGAATGCCACCCTTTTCAATAACACGTTCCAATTTAGACTGTGCCCTTTTAGGATTGATCTTTGTGCTGTGTTCGATACCCATTTTATCCAAAATACTTAATACAACTTTCTTACTTGGTTTTGCCATTTGTTTTTCCTTTTTTAAATAGCGTTGTAAATGTTTTCATACCTTATTATCTGTTTTCATATTCCAGTTTTCTGTTAATATTTTTATTTATGGTTTCTTTTGAGTTTAAATTTCCTTGTTTTCTTACTTATATGGGCTTTTTCAATAGGTTTCTTGTTTTTTCTTTTTTTCATAATTTTCTTACCTTTTTCAATCCATTTGTCAACTTTATCTATTTGATCCTTCCACCTGGAACATTGAGCAGTTGCCCTGATATGTGCTGGACTCTTGCCTTCTTTGAATAATTGCTTTACAAAGTCCTTAACTGTTCTCATTTTTCATCCTCCATAAAAAGGATCACACCAACACATATACATGCTACTATAGAGAAAGAAATACCAAACACCAAAAAACACTCTATCCGTCCAAATGTTACGACCACATATATTCCAACCAATATAAATGGAATTAAAATCATAATAGCACCTATTATTTTATTCATTTATATTTTCCTCAATAAAATTCCACAACCATCATATTCTACTTTGTAATGTTCACAAATGTTAATAATGGCACAATCCATAATATCCACTATAATTCTTTTTCCACATTCTTCACAATTGAATTGAAGTTCTTTTTCATCTTCAATAATTGAAATAATTTCAATATTAGGCATTTCCTATTCCTTTAATAATATCCACAACATAATGCTCTACCCAATTTTAAACAATTCCCTACATACAAGCAACGGTCAATATCAAATGGGGCTTCACGAAGCACAATCCAATTCAACCTCATTATCCCTTTTCGTTTTTCTTTTGGGTTCTGATTCAACCCTAACATTCCAGTAACATGAGCCATCTTCCTTTTATCTTCACTAAAATTCTGAGCTGACATAGTTTCCCGATCATAACTTTTTGCATCAGCCTGAGTAGGAACAATAACAAGACAATGTTTTTCCTGGCTTAATCTTCTTAGAGCTTTCCAAGTTTTATTTATCTGATCTCTTTTATCATAGCCATCTTGCCCAGGTTCAGGTGCTAAAATATCAGCATAATCAACAATAATAACATCAGGAATAAAATCATCTTCTGTTTCCCACCTATTTAATATCCCAAATATATCAGCAACATTTACTGAATCACTAGGATGGGTACTTAATTTAAAAAAGCTTTTTTCAGCCAAAATCCCAAAATTTCTTAAAAACTTCTTTCTTCCTTCCTCAGCTGATTTCTCAGTTGATATTTTTTTATGGGTTTCAGTTGTGTATTCTATTTCCACAGGTTTATCACCTTTGGGTTTTCTTATCTTAACAGGAATTCTGATCCTACCTAAATGTTTTTGGTACATTGGTCTTTTGGAATATCTGACACCAAGACGTTTTAATGTTTGGGCTTCACTCATATCTCCAACTTCAAACAAAGCAACTTTGCAACGATTCATTAAAGCTCTGATTACAAATTCAATACACCAGAATGTTTTCCCCCTTTTTTCAGGCGCTAATATAGCTATTAAATTATCTCTGCTAAGTGAGTTTGAAAAGAATTTATCAACTTCTTTAGATCCAACAGAAAACAAGGGCTCCTGTAACGCGCTGTAAGCTCTTGTCCAGGCGTTTGCATCTTGAAAGACATCAACCCCCATACCAGTGCCCAAAACGACGGTACGGAATGAATTAAGCACCTTCTCGGCGATGTCACAATCCTTTTCTAGCAGTGCCAAGTCTAAATCATCCCTTAATTGCTCTAATTTCTTCATATTGAGGTATTTTCCAGCTTGTTCAATGAGATATGGAATATTGTTTTGTTTTTCTGTTTCATAATTATCAGAAAGCTTTTCCAGAATATCATGAACTGCTTCAACTGTTTCTTCTTTTGCTTTTCCTTTTTCTACCCAGGAATGATAAATGTTTTCAATATGCTGTTCTGGTGCTTTGTGATATTTGTTAAAATACTTGATACACCATCTGGCAATTTGTTTGAAATGGTTTGCACTGAGAAGCTTAATATCCAATACTGGAGCTATTTGGGATAGATAATCTTTTGACATGATCATTGCTGTTACAAGTTTTTCTTCTGTTTTGGAGTTTACCTTTTCTCGTTTCATTTTGTTCAATCCTCATCAACTTTGATAAATTTGTATTTGGTGGGTTCTGTTTCTGGAATGTTCTTTTGATTCTTTTCCCATTTATGCAAAGCTAAATTATGATTTTTGATTCCATAATAACTTACTCCTTTTATTTCAATGGCTTCATCCATTACTTTAATCATGTACTGAAGTTTCTTCTTTCCCCATAATTTTAATAAATTTTTATACTGGATTTTTGTTAGCATGACATGTTTATATTCTCCTAATTTTTTCTTTTTTTCTTTTAATTTTTTTAAAGGCTTTTTTGCCAATATATTCTCTTCTTTTCTCTTCTCTTCTCTTCTTTGTGCATTTTTGATGCTTTTTTTAGAATTAACTACGCAGTTTTTAGAATTAACTACGCAGTTTTTAGAATTAACTACGCATTTTATGTTTAGTGTTTTTATAATCTCTTTTTTGCTTAATTGTTGTGTTTGTCTACATCTATATGCATCTGTTATGTTGTTACAAAAGTTGTTACAAAAGAGGTATCCAGATGTATATAAATTAGGGTCAATAGCTTCTAGTTTTGCTAATAATTTTAATATGTCATTTCCTTGTTTTTCATCAACATTGCATTTTGAGAAAAAATACATTTTTTCTTCAATATTATTTATATCAAAAATATGATAATCAGAATCCCCTAATGTTTCAAGAAGTTTAAACCAAAAGGAATATCCATCATTACCATATTTTTGTTCTAATATGAAAATGGTTTTTCCATGTTTCACATAATGTGGAAAATAATCTACAGTATATTTTTTCTTTCGTCCAGCCATTTAAAATCCTAACTTTTTCATTATATTATCAGCTTTTGTTTGACTTAAATCACCAGGATCAGTTTTTAAACCAGTTATAATCTCAGTTTCACCAGGAAAAGGAGATAACCAAGAAGCAAGTTCTTTGGCTCGTTTTTGTGCTTGGGTTTCTGGATCAAACATTATAAATCTATGAGTAAACTTTTTTAATATAGAAGCCTGTTCTTGTTTCCAATCAATTCCAAATAATCCAATAGAACCAATTCCCATTCTCCAAACATCAGTAACACCTTCAACAATCAATACTCGATCTTGAATTTTATCAATCCCATATATCATTTTTTTAGGATCAATTGACATTTCTTCATTTCTGGAAAATTTCCATTTGGGTTTTGTATCAGGATCAATAGCTCTTCCAACATAACCTATAATTGTTCCTGTCATATAAATAGGGGTGACTATTCTCCAGTTCCATTCTCCAGATAATCCTTTAGTTCCCTGCAAACCCCATTCATTAATAATATCCTTTTTGAACCCTCTTTCTTTCAGATACTTTTTATGAATGTTGGATAAAGGTTCCATGCGAGGTGGTTTTTTTGCTTTTTTTCTTCTGGGTTTTGTTTTTTTCTTTTTTGTAGAAGCTTGGTTATTATCTGTATATTGTTGGATAATTTGCTTGACAGATTTCCCCTGGTTTTTAAGAACATTAGAAAGGAATTCCCATAAAGAATGAGAACCACACCTCCAACAATTCATATTTCCACCTTCAATATTAAAACCAAGATGCCACCCATGAGATCCATCAGTGCAGAAAGGACAGTTTAATTGATACCATCCATTTTTGCAATGATGATGCCCACTTTCAATTATGGGTATATTGAAATCTTTGCAGAGTGTTATAAAATCAATCATTTTGATTTGAGTATAATGATATTAGATTGATAACAGCTTCCCTCATTGTAATATTTTGTTCAGCACATTTTACTTTGAACTTTGTTCTTAGTTCAATAGGAATATCCCAGAATAGTAATGCACAATTCTTTTTTTCTTTTTTATGCACTATATTTTTAGTTTTGCCCACTTTACTTTCCTTTCAATAATTTAATTATATTAAAAACATCAAACTGGGAATTTCCAGTTGATTTCCCATCTATTATTTTTGCAATTATTTTTCTCTTTTTTTCAATCACATCCCAAACATATTGGTCCACTGTGTTCTTTCCTAAAATATAATATATGTTTACCTTATTATCTGTTTGACCAATTCTTAATACCCTGTCTTCAGCCTGGTCATGTTCGCTTGGGGTCCATCCTAATTCAAGAAAAAGGACTGTACTTGCAGCAGTAAGGGTAATTGATTCTTTGTCTGCTTTGATGGTTCCTATGAATAAACGGCATTTAGGGTCTGTTTGGAACTTCTTCACTTGCAGTTGTCTTTCCTTTCCAACCTTCCCACCAACCGCAGAAATTTTTTTATATTTTTTTATTAATTGATTAAAGATATTTCTATGATAAGCAAAGACCACAATCTTCTCATCTGTATCATTTAGAAAGTTATCAATCCATTCATAAGCGTTTTTAATCTTTCCTTCAGCAACCAATTGTTTTAGTTGCCCAAGCTTAACAAGTGCTTCAGCTTTTTTTGCCCTCTTTGCTTTCTTATTCCCAGCAACTTCTTTATACCATTTTAAGAAATGAATAGTTGCCTCTTTGTACTCTGATGAATTGCTTATTTCTATTGGTAGGATTGTTCTTCTTTTTTCTGGGAGTTCTTTTAATACTTCTGTTTTCATTCTACGTATAAAATAAGGTTTTATTCTTTTTCTCAATTCATCCAGATTGCTTGCTCCTGTGAAATCCCATGTATCTCTATATCCTTTTTTAGGTTTACAATATTTAAAAGCATATTTCCAGAAGCTGGGAAATTCTTTTGGAGCAATCATATTCAGTACAGGAAAGAATTCAACAGGACGATTTATAATAGGAGTTCCACTCATTGGAATAATGTGTTTTACTTTTTTAGATAATGAAAGACAGGATTTAGTTCGTTTTGCTCTTTTGTTCTTCACATAATGACACTCATCCATAATCATTACTTTGGGCTTTATTTTTAATAAGTCTTTCAACCAATAAGCTAAAATATCATAATTGATAATTATTATTGATTCTGTTATAGGATAAGGTTTCTGTCCGGAAAGCACCTGACAATTCATATAAGTATGTTCCTGGATCTGTTCAGCCCAATTGTACTTGGCACTTGCAGGGGTGATAATGATCACTGGTCTTTTACTTGGATTGACAGCAATCCACCCCAGAGCTTGTATGGTCTTTCCTAATCCCATATCGTCACCAATAAGGCAACAACCTTTAGTTTGTTTTATAAATCTCATACCATCAAGCTGAAACTTATAAGGTTTTGTTTTTAATACTTTCTTCAGTCTAGTTTTTAAAGACATTCTAAGTTATTTCATAATAATTTTTACAATCATAACGGACAAGAATTTTTTTCATTTCTTTCATTATAGGGGATTTTATTTTTCTTAATTTTCTTTTCTTCCTGTCTGTTATGATGTAATTTAATGCACTATATAGCATCCCCAAACCATTTAACCATCCAGAACAATAAGGTTCAAAATTTAATAAAGCTGAGATTCCAGCTACACACCCATCCACCATTGTTTCGTTTAAAGTTGAATTTTTTCCATAATAAGAATGATGGGAGATTTCAGATGAGCATTCTTTGCAAATTTTTATTGATAATTTCATTTTTTTTCCTTTTAAATTAAATACATTCAGAGATTTCTTTGAAAGCCTTATTAACATCTTCATTAGTCCAATCCCAAACATCAATCATATATTCACGAAGTTTCTTTTGGGAGGTTTTAGGTTGATTTGTTTTTATAGCATCATAAAGTTCATCAGGGGCTTCAAAAAATATTTTAATTAAGTGGCCTGTTTCTTTTGTTAATTCAGTAAGAAAATTTTTAAGCCAATTTGGTTTAGTTTCTTGTAGTATAGATTCTTTATTAATATTTTCATCAGTTAAAATTGCATGGGGATTTTCACATAGGATTTCACGTGGTATTTTAATACAATAATCAATCATTGCAAAATTTGCACAACGATAAACATATGTACAAAGGGAGGATCGTTTTGAATCCCATTTAGAAAGATTTTTGAAAACATTATACATTCCTTCTGATATTAGTTCTTCATATTGTTTTTTGTATTTTTTACCTATTTTATGAGCTAGCTTCACAATCATTTTATTGTATTTAGTCCAGATTTCTTCAGGGTTCAATGGGATTGTTTGGGTATTCTGTTTTTGCAGTTTCATTTGTTTTCTCCGAGTAAAATGTAAGTTATAAAGATTATAGTATTATAATAAAAATTTTTGATAAGTAAAGAGAAAAATAAAATAATTTTTTATCTGTTTTTATCCCCAAATGTTTTCATCCAATAAGAAAGAATTTTACGAGCTTCTTTCTTTTCCATTTCAAACTCTCCTAATAAATATATAGATGCTCCAAACATATTTGTGTCCCCACTTTCCCTAAGATCATCAAGATATTCTAAATGTTCCTGTGTACAATTTTCTGGTTTTTTTATTTTTTTTGTTTCAG